AGTCACCTTGAAGCACCAAGCCCTCCAATGGGTTATGTGCACCGATGGATACGAATTGCTATGCGTGGTGAGGAGGACAAAATGAATGTTCACGCCAAACTACGTGAAGGATGGGAACCCGTTCGTGCAGATGAGTACCCTGACTATGAAGCTCCTGTCATCGATGATGGCAAATATCAGGGAGTGATTGGACAAGGTGGACTGATGTTGTGTCGCATACCTGAAGAGACAGCGCATGAGAGAAACGAGTATTACGGGGGCCGAACCCGCGAACAAATGACTGCTGTGGATCAGGACTTGATGAAGGAACAACATCCTTCAATGCCTATTACTAATAGTAGGCAAAGTCGTGTAACCTTCGGAGGATCCAAAGGAGACTCTGATTAACATAAAGGATTGCTAATATGGCAAACACTAACGGTGCATTCGGACTTCGTCCGATTGGAGTAGTCGGTCAGGCTGCTAACACCACTGGTGCGACAGAGTATCGTATAGCTTCCAATAACACCAACACGATGTTTCAAGGCTCACCTGTAATCCCGCTATCAACTGGTTTCATAGATAAAGTTGGCGCGGCTGCGGGTGGCACTGTAGGTCTTGTAGGTGTTTTTTGGGGTTGTGAATACGTTTCGTCTACCACTGGTGAAACAATATTTTCCAACAACTGGCCTGGCTCTGGCGCGGATTCTAATCATCCCGTCAAAGCTTTCGTGTATGACAACCCAATGCAAACATTTGTCATCTGTTCAGATGCTTCATTAACAAGCGAAGCAACTGCTAGAGGACATGTGTTCGCAAACGCAAATTTTGCAGATGGTGCAGCCGGATCTTCTACGACTGGTATTTCTTCCGCAAAACTGGCTGTTAGCACAATCGCTGCCACTGCTAATTTAAATCTGAGAATTATGGGTTTCCAAGATGACCCTGAAAACTCTGATTTTACAGCAGCGGGTATCCCTGTAATTGTTCGTTTAAACAACTCCTTCAATTCACCAAATGGTGCTATTGCAGGTGGTACTGTTTCAACGACTGGCGTATAAGGAGACTGACTTATGGCTATATCTCGCGCACAACTAGCGAAAGAGTTGGAACCAGGTCTCAACGCCTTGTTTGGTATGGAGTACGACAGGTACGAAAACCAACATGCAGAGATCTACACTACTGAAGCTTCAGATCGAGCGTTTGAAGAAGAAGTAATGTTGTCTGGCTTTCAATCAGCACCAACCAAATCAGAGGGTGGTGCAGTAAATTTTGACGACGCTAACGAAGCATACACTGCTCGTTACAACCACGAAACAATAGCGTTGGCATTCTCAATCACCGAGGAAGCTATCGAAGATAATCTCTATGATCGTCTTGGTTCACGTTATACCCGTGCGTTGGCTCGTTCAATGGCACACACAAAGCAAGTTAAGGCCGCTGCGGTTCTTAACAACGCATTTACCGCAGGCGCAACAGCAGGCGGTGACGGTGTTGCTTTATGTGCAACCGACCACCCACTTACAAGTGGTGGTACGTTTGCCAACGAACCTGCAACTGCTGCTGACCTGAACGAAACATCTCTTGAAGATGCTTTGATTAGTATTGCAGGATTTGTTGATGAGCGTGGTTTGAAAATTGCTTTACGTGGCATGAAGTTGTTGGTTCCAAGACAACTGCAATTTGTTGCAGAGCGTTTGATGGTTTCAAACCTTCGTGTTGGTACGGCGGATAACGATGTAAATGCTCTAAGATCAATGGGTATGTTGCCAAACGGTTACGCCGTTAACGACTTCCTAACTGATCCAGATGCCTTCTTCATCTTAACAGACACTCCCCGTGGATTTATTCACTTTGAGCGTTTAGGTTTATCCACAAACATGGAAGCAGATTTCGACACAGGTAACATGCGTTATAAAGCTCGTGAGCGTTACAGCTTTGGCTTTAGCGATCCACGCTGCGTATTTGGTTCACCTGGAGCTTAATCTGTGATATAAAGAGGTATTACCTCCGTAATGATTGGGGCGACTTCGGTTGCCCCTTTTCTATTCTTTCTTCGTGCATTGCTTGAATTACCCGAACTAAATCCATGTATGCTTTTATCATAGCATTCATTTCATGGTTTCCCCTTATCCACCTGTCTTGAGGGATTCCACGCAATGCACGTTCACATATTTTGTCTGCTATTTCAAAGTGTTCATGATTTTCAATTTTTGGTCTATCCAACATTATTACCTACCCTGTTATTGAGTCTTTTAAATTAAATTAAAGTGCTGTATGATGCAATCATCCCTGACAGTTGCATGGGGCAACTGACTAACCCAAGACAGGAGATCGACATGGGTACAACAACTTTTTCTGGTCCTATTAAAGCAGGGACCATCAAAGAAACTACGGGTACAACCCTTGGTTCAAATATTAAAAACACTGGTCAAGTAGTAATGTCTCAGACATTTGCAGCAGATCTGTCTGGTGGTGCATTAGCTGCACAAGTCACAGACGTTGTCATTCCTGCAAACTCTCAGATTATTGATTGTGTGCTTGACGTTATTACAGCAGCAAGTGGGGCTACAAACATAAGTGTGGGAGACACAGTTGGTGGTGCAGCAACTCTTGTAAATACATTTGCTATCGGGACTACGGCGGGACGCAAATATCCAACTACTCAATCTGGTGGTGCATTAGCATGGGAAGACACAGGAACAGCGGATATTCGTTTGACTGTAACTAACTCCGCTGCAACATCTGCGGGTGAAATCCGTATTACCATTTTGTATGCTCAAAACAATAACCTTGGCTAATAGGAGGGCTTCATGGCTGCTTCTATTTTTACAAAGACAGCTACGGCAACCGGGACATTACAGGGTGGTCGAACCAGACTAAAAGCATTTTATGTAAAAACTGCGGGTAGTGGTTCACCTGCTATTGTGTTTAAAAATGGTTCATCAGGTGCAACTTTGTTGTCTATGGTTTTTCATCAAAGTGATGATAACCAAATCACTATTCCAGATCATGGAATAATTTTTGATGACGAGTGCCATGTAACACTTACCAACATTGATTCAATCACTGGATTCTTTGGGTAGCACAATGGCAGAGCGTAAACGCGATAAGATGCCAAAAAGAAACAAGAAAAATTTCCGCCCCACAAAGAAAGGGGCGGGAATGACTGAAGCGGGTGTGAAAGCATACCGTCGTAAAAACCCAGGATCTAAATTAAAAACGGCTGTAACTGGTAAGGTAAAAAAGGGAAGTAAAGATGCAAAGAGGCGTAAGTCTTTTTGTGCTCGATCTGCGGGTCAGATGAAGAAGTTTCCAAAGGCAGCTAAGGATCCAAACTCACGTTTGCGACAAGCTAGAAAAAGGTGGAAGTGTTGAACAAACAAGTCACGATAGCTCTTATAACAGCTTTTATCCTTGGTGTTGGGGGTGTTGGTTACAGTTGGGCTGATTGGGTCACAAAGACTTTAATCGCTGTGGATAAACGAACAGAGGTCATGGCCTCACAAATTGATTTTATGAAAACTCAAATGGAGATTAGATATGGCAATCTCGAGGGCGCAAATGCGACGGCAAGTATCCAAGCCTCCATCAAAGGGGATGATTAATGGCAAAAAAGAAAAGCAAAAAAGACGCTTGTTATCACAAAGTAAAAAGCCGTTACAAGGTATGGCCCTCCGCTTACGCTTCGGGGGCGTTATCAAAGTGCCGCAAAGTAGGGGCAAAAAACTGGGGAAACTCTACTAAAAAAGCTGATGGTGGAATAGTTTCTTCTATAGATAATCCTAAACGTCCACCCACCTCTGGGTACAAAAACGGAGGGTTTATAGCTTCTGGTTGTGGACAGGTAGCAGAGTCAAGACGTAAGACTACAAGGATCTTCTAATGGCGAAGAAAAAGAAAAACTCTTTACGCACATGGTTTGCTCAAAACAAGGGCACTGGGTGGGTAGATTGTAAAACAGGAAAACCCTGTGGTCGTCAAAAGGGAGAGAAGCGTAAAGGATATCCTGCTTGTCGCCCTACTATGGCACAGTGTACTTCTGCGGCGAAGAAAAAGACTTCGTCAAAACGAATTAGCTGGAAGAATAAAAAGGCTAATGGTGGCTTAGTAAGAGTGTTTTGAAAGGAGAACTCACATGGCTATGAAAAAGAAAAAGAAAGGTTACCGTAACGGTGGCAAGGTCAAGCCCAAGGGGATGAAGAATGGCGGTAAGGTCAAGCCCAAGGGGATGAAGAACGGTGGCAAGGTCAAGCCCAAGGGGATGAAGAATG